GTACTTTTACTATTACCGACAACCTCGTAATGGGTAAAATTGACATGTCAGACACTCATGATTCAACAGTGAGCGGAAACTACATATCGTATAACAATCCTATATCATGGACAAACGTCCAGAACCTTATGGTAAGCGGTAACCATTTTAGAAACTCTGGCCTAACATTAGATGCTACATCAACCAATAACGTGTTTATAGGTAACAATTTCTATAAATCATCTGGTATATTCCTCGATACACTCGTAGATAATGGTACTGGTAATGTTAGAAAAAATAATAAACCCGATGCAATCAACACCGCAGATAACACTGTTACCTCAGTAGCAGGACAAACTGGCGTAGTCACGCTTGCAAAGTCTGATGTAGGCTTGGGTAACGTAGACAACACCAGTGATGCAAACAAGCCTGTCAGCACTGCTCAGGCAACCGCAATCGGGTTGAAACAGAATACTCTCGTATCAGCAACAAACATAAAAACAATCAATGGTTCAACAATACTCGGCTCAGGAGACTTAGTTATTGCAGGTGGTGGCGGTAGCTCATTAAGTTTGCTAGATACTTATAGAAAAACCCCTTTTCTGTTTACTGATTTTGATGTGATAGCCGCTAGTAATACCCTTCATGCAGATAATTACTATGGTGGTACTATTGCTGTAGATAACGGAGTTGCAGGGCATCCCGGTGTATATGTAATATCATCGTCAGCGTCAAACAATACGGGCGGTGTAACTTGCCTGTATAATGTCGGTACTGCCAAGACCTTTAAGTATTTTGAGGGCGGTGAAGTATTCATGACAAGCTTTTCACCGCGTCAAGGGGTTAGCTCGTCTGCCTTTATTATTTTAGGATTTGCAAGCAGTCACTTAGTAAATGCATTCCCTACTGATGGGGCGTTCTTTTACATGAACAACGACAGTATGATTTTAAGAATAATGACAAGAAAGGCTAGTGCAAATACTTTCGCAGCAACGGCGGCGACCTTGACCGTAGACCAGTGGTACACAGCCAAAATAGAAGTAAACGCAACCGCTACCGCTATTACATTTAGCGTGTGGAATAGCGTTGGAACACTACTCGCAACACAAGATATAACTACAAATATACCAAACACCTCTGCTAATAGGTTTGGAGTTGAAGCCCACGCCAACGCCTCGTATGGCGTACGTGCAATATTATCAGTAGACTATCTTGCGTATCAAGCAGGAACAAGTGGACAATATCCAAACCGATAATACGATTAACATATAGGGGGTAAATTATGCCATTCCTGAACCGCACCGATACCTACTGGGACAAACGAGCCGAAGAACAACTCACCTTTGTTGAACTCCAAAGCCTGCCAAACCTAAAGGCGATTGATAAAGTCTACCTCAACGCTCGCCGGTATACTTTAGAGCAAGTTAAGAACCTTTACCTCGCATATTACCTAAAAAATGGCTGGGACACGCAAGCTTTACGCTCAATTGCGCCACAAGGTGACATCAGACGCTTTAGAGAGGCTGTAGCGACCGCTGGGCTAATAGATGAGTTACCAGTCAACTATTCGGCTAGATTAACACGTTTAGAGATGGTAGAAGCCAATTTATGGCTTGAAGCAAACAAAGCAGCGCTGGCTCATGGTGCAATTCAGACCGCAGCCCATACCGAAGCCGTTGCGACCGCTTATCAGTACGCTATGTACAACTTATCGAAAGGAACTGGCGTTGTCCCGGCATTCTCTCAGCTTAATACTCGCACAATCGACAACATTCTCAAGACTAAGTTCTATGGCAAGAACTACTCAGACCGAATCTGGGCTAATAAAGGTAAGTTAGTCAAGAATCTCCGTGAAGAACTAGCCTCAGCTGTTGCAAGTGGACAAAGCTATTCAAAGACTGCCAATAATATCCGTGAAAGTTATGGCGTAACCCGATATGAAGCAAATCGCTTAATACGCACCGAAACCAACCACTTCAATACACTTGGTTCGGTTGAAAGCTATCAGAGTGCCGGGCTTGAGGAGTTTATCTTTGTCGCTACCCTCGATGCTCGCACGAGTACAATCTGCCAAGAGCATGACGGGAAGAAGTACACGATGAAGAACCTAGATGTACAGCCACCGCTACACCCGAACTGTCGTTCAACTATACGGGCATTCTTAGGTAAGGAATACGAACCCGACCAGCGTATCATGCGAGACCCTGAAACAGGCAAGAACCGTTACATATCGAACATGAGCTATGACCAGTGGCGAGAACTATATTTGTAGCCTTGACTATGCTATAATATAGGTATATAAAACGCGACCAATCTTGTTGCGTTTTTTCTTTTGAATCGACCAGAGAATGGTCGTTTTTTTATGTAAAAAATAAAACTTACGTGACGACGGTTAAACGGCAAGGAGTAGCACATGTCAGATGCAGACAAGGCAAGCGCAGACGCAGAAGCAGCTAAATTAGCGGCAGAAGCAGAAGCAGAAAAAGCCGAAGCAAAAACTTTTACTCAAGAAGAGCTTGAGAAGACCCTAAGTGAACGATTGAAACGTGAACGTGAAAAAGCTGACAAGGCATTAGCCGATACGCTTAAAGCAGAACGCCAAGATTGGGAACGACAGGCAAAACTAACAGCTGAGGAAAAGGAATCTGAGGAACGCAAAAAGCGAGATGAACAAACATCATCCCGTGAACGTGAAATTATCTTACGGGAAAACCGAGCAGATGCTCGTGAACTCCTACAAGAGAAAAACATTTCATCTGACTTAGTAGACTTTGTTGTTGACGTTGATGCGGATAAAACCAAAACCAATATCGACAACCTCGAAAAAGCCTTCCTAAAAGCAGTTGAAAGCGGTGTAAACGAACGCCTCAAGGGTGAAACACCAAAAGACAAATCAAACAAGGCTGAACTTCCGACACATAGCGGAACAACAGTCATCTAATAAAAGGAACATATCATGGCAATTGACGCACTAAAAGTATATGGCGCACTTACCGGTACTGCTACTAAGGCTAAGCTTACAGCTGGTTACGGTGGACTTATCGAAAGCATCCAAAAAACTGCACTATCAACACAACTAAAAAACACTCGTTACTCTGGCGACCCTGCAACTGGTTCAGTCCAAGTATCACGCTTTGTTAACTCAAAGTCTGCTGCTTACGGTACTGCTCGTGCTGCTGGCGCTGGCGACCCACTTCGTGACCTAGCTGTAACAATCAATATTGATACAGACAAGGAAATCATCGAAGAAATCGAAGCTAAGGACATCCGTTTCAGCCCAGTAGATGGCGTTGTTGCGAACCGTATTCAAGACCACGACAAAACAGTTATTCGTGAACTTGATACTGCGTTCTTCACAGCTGTTACAGCTATTACTGGCGCAAGTAAGACTCTTACTATTGCACCACTTGAAGAACAGCTTGAACAACTTATCCAAGGTATCGAAACTCTTAGCAACGACTTTGTTGACGGTGTAGACCGTGACTTAATGACCGTTACTATTAAGCCTGCTGTTTACGGCAAACTTCGTACTAAGTTTGACACTATCCTCGGACAAGCTGGCGAAAGCATTACAGCTTACCACGGTGTTCGTGTTGAATCTAACCACCGCCAAGCTAAGGACTTTGTACTAATCGTTGACGGCGCTGTTGCACAGCCTGTCGTTATCGACGAATACTCACCTAGCCGTGTACCACAAAGCAACGCTGCATCTGTAGACTTGTTCTACTCATTCGGTACAAAAGTTGTTGCAGAAGACCTCGTAGCACACGCAAACGCAGTTGCAGTAGCCTAGTTAAACAAATAAATAAGTAAGGAAACAGAACATGGAACTCCAAAAGACCAACATCAAAGAGTACGCAACTATCCTCGACAATACTGTCGTAGCCGGTGACCTACTTGATTTAGTCGTTGACCTGACCGTTGACCGTGTTCTGCTTTACCTTAATGAGCTAGTCCTAGACCCAAAGCTTGAGAGAATCGTTGCCCAAGTGGTAACAACAAGCTACCACTCTATCGTGGGGCGTACTGGTGGTATTCAGACCAGTGTTTCACGAGTAGAGGATAACGGACAAGCAGTTACCTTTAAAGAGAATGCTACCAAGTATTTCTCTACTGGTGACGAAGCTATCTTCTCAGGCTTTGAGGGACTGCTCAAAAGCTACAGGCGAGTTCATGTTATTGCCTAGTAACTTTGCTTCAACCGTCGCAGATACGTTCTACGACAAAGAAGTGTCGATACTGGCAAAAGCTACTACTTCGGCTGATGGTTGGGTGGATGAATCTGCTTCAACCGTCGTTAGCACCTTTATGGGGAATGTTCAGTTCAACAGACTAGCCGACATACAGGCTGAGCTTGGACTAACAGACCTTGTAGCCGTTGCAATCACTTGCGGCACTGATGTAGCAATCGAACGGGGCAACCTGTTCAGCTACAACGGTGTTACCTACAAAGCAAGTGCAGTCATACCATTTGACTCGCATTTGAAAGTCATAGGCAGTAAGTGGGCGTAACGATTAAGGGGCTTTCGGGCTTGACGGCAAAGCTAAATAAGCTTGACCCCATAACGAGAGCGGCAATGAGTATCGGTGTACAAAAAGCAGGGTTATTGGTTGAGGGTGATGCAAAATTAATCACCCCAGTCGATACCGGCGCACTGAGAAGCTCAATAAATACCGGGGGAAGCTCAACCGCTACAAGCGCAACAGCAACCGTTGGTACGAACCTCGAATACGCACCCTACCAAGAGTTCGGAACGAGCAAAATGAGCGCTCAACCATTCCTACAACCAAGTCTACAGAAAAACAAAAAGAACGCCACGAAAATAGTATTAACCGAGATAAGAAACGCTTACAAAGGATTATAAATGTATCTACCTAAAACCGATATATTCGCTGCACTAAGTACTATACCTAACGTAACAGTACGGCAAGCGTCTCAAAAAACAGAGGCAGTGATACCATCTATAACCTTTTTCATAGCCGACAACGCCCTAGAGCTTGACCTCAGTAATGAGATTAGCCGACAGGACATCTTGGTAACCGTAGACATCTGGGCTAGTAATAGCGCAAATGCCGACAGCCTACTTACTCAAGCAGAAACAAAACTACGGGCTATCGGTTATCGTCTTTCATTCATGTTAGACGTGCCAGACCCAACAAATATATGTCACATAAACACTCGATTTATCGGGATTAAATAAGGAGCAAATCATGGCAGGAACACGAACAATGGCTACTAAGCTTACTCTGACCAAAACCGGTGCAGAGCTTGCTGACCTAGAACTTGCACACCTCCAAAGCATTGGCGAGCAAGCTACCGAAGCATCAGAGATTGATGTAACAACCCTTGACAGCCCTAACGGTAACATGGAGTTCATCCAAGGTACTAAAGACGCTGGAAGCATTGAAGTAGTTGCAAACAACCTATTTGACGGTCAAACAGAAGTACTACAGTCAATCTTCAACAGCGGTGCAGTACGTGCATGGACTGAGGCATACCCAGGAACAAGCGGAACACTTGCATATAGCGGTTATCTATCTAAGTTCGCATTTGGCGAAGCTACAACAGATGGCCTTGCTACTGTAAGCTTCACAATTCGACTTACTGGTTCACCAGTTTACACAGAAGTATAAAACTTTGGAGGTGAAATGCCTCCACTAAATATTATTACGTGACGACGGAAAACGGAGATTACAATGTCAGAACTCAACTACAAAGCAAGCAACATCGCAAAAGCAGAACGATTACACGGAGAGAACTTCTTTACCACACTTTCAAGGCTAGGCGACGAATCACTTAGCATATCCAACCTATTATTCGTACTAGAAGCTGGTGGACTTACCGAAGATGAAGCAAGTGAAATTATTGATAACGATGGCATAGCAGAAGCAATTAAAGCAGCTGTATTTGGATTAACTAGCGCAGGTTTTTTAGCCAAGAACAAGGAAGTTCAGAAGGTAAGGACTCAAATAGAGAAAGACCTACTGGAAACTTCACAAGCTACTGGAGAAAAAGCGAAAGCCTAGCATTCTCTATCGGCATTAGTCTCAGTAATTACTGGGATTTGACGATTGAACAGTTTGCTGTCTGTGTTGAAGGCTATAACATGCGCCTGTCGACAGAATCAAAGCAGACGGATTACCTAAACTTTTTACTAGGACAATACATCGCAACTGGCGTAAACGACCCGAAGAATTACCCTAAATTACCATACCTGACAAAAGATAAAGACGAAAGCAAACATATAGCTACAACCGATTCGCAACGCCTAGCGATGGTACGCATAAAATACGGAAAGAAATAACAAACATGGCAACTACTATTGATGAACTACAAGTACTTATTACTGCTCAAAACAAGCAGTTTAAACAGGCCATGTCAGAGGTACATGGTGGGCTTGATGATGTTGACAATAAATCTTCAAAAGCCGGCGAAGCGCTAAAGACTTTCTCTAAAGTTGCTGTTGTTGCCGCTGCTGCTGCCGGTGCCGCGTTTGTAGCAGGATTTAGCAAGGCAATAAAGGCAACCGCCAACCTTGAGCAAAGCCTTGGTGGTTCAGAGGTAGTATTTGGTAAATACGCCAAGAGCTTGCAGGACACCGCAAGACTAGCATTCAAAAACATGGGTACGTCTACCACTCAGTACCTTGATACAGCAAACAAGATGGGTTCACTGTTTCAGGGCGCTGGCTATACAGTAAAGGATTCGTTAGACATGACTCAAAAGGCCATGCAGAGGTCTACAGACGTAGCGACGGCAATGGGTATTGACACAAGTATGGCGCTGGAATCAATCGCAGGTGCGGCTAAGGGTAACTTTACTATGATGGACAACCTTGGTGTCGCTATGAACGATACAACCCTAAATGCCTATGCTCTTGAAAAGGGAATTGGTAAAACTACCGAACAGATGACCAACGCCGAAAAGGTTGGCCTTGCTATGCAAATGTTTATGGATAGAACATCAAAATATGCCGGAAACTACGCTAAAGAAAATGAAACACTCGCAGGCTCATTTAGTACACTCAAAGCCGCCTTCGGTAACTTTATGGCTGGTGTTGAGGGTAGTGGTAAAGACCTTGCTAATGCACTGAAGCAAGTAGCGTCTGTTCTGTCTAAGAAAATACCAGAGATTGCCCACAACCTTGCCTCTAACCTTAGCGATATGGTGAGCAATTTGATGACTACTGTTGACTGGGCTGCTATTTACGAAAAGATGATACCAAGCAGTGCCATACGCAGAAGTATCAATGAGGTATTCAATCTGTTTAAGCCTGTTGTAATAGACCTTTATAATGCTATTAAAAATAATCTTATACCAGCTCTATCGAGTGCATATAACGCCGTACAGCCATTCATAGTTGCTATCGGTACTGCATTAGTAGGTGCAATCTACCTCTCTCTACAAGCCATCACCGCTATTATCACGGTAACGTCGGGGCTTATTAGTGCAATCACAGAAAATACAATCTTATTTGCTGTTCTAGTTGGTGTAGTCGGTGGTGCGACAGCAGCATATGTAATTTACAATACTGCGCTAAAGGTCGTGATGGCTACTAAAGCACTTCTGATACCACTAACTAGCGCATTGACTGCCATTCATACGCTTCAAACGGCAGGAATTGGCACACTCAGGGCGGCTTGGATTGTATTAAACGCTACTATGCTAGCAAACCCTATCGGCTTAATTATCGCAGCAATAGGTATACTTATTGGTGTAATCGTCGCCCTGTCTACAACCACTAATAACCAGACAGATGAAGAACGAGCGCTTAACGACCAACGAGACCGCTCTATCAGGCTTGCCGATGACCTAAAGCAAAGCGAAGATGAGCTTAAGGGTGCTAAGGATAATGTAAAAGACGCTACACTAAGACAGGAACGTGCGCTTAAAACCTACAATGATATGGTTGCACAGCATGGCAGAGACGCACTCGAAACAAGAGAGGCTGCACGACAACTAGAAAAAGCTGAAGAAGATTTGAAAGCGGCGAATGAACGAACACAAACAGCCGTACAGAATAACACTGTTGCAGTTCAGGCGCAAAAAACCGAGATGGACAAACTTAGTGAAAAACTCAAGAACTTTAACGGCAAGACCTTCACCTATTATATCCAAGGCGTCGAGCATTCGATACAAAAAGGTAGTGACGGTAAAAACTACGCAACGCCTACATTCTCAAGTGGTGGTTTCACAGGCCGTGGTGGTAAGTTTGACCCTGCAGGTATCGTACACAAGGGTGAGTATGTACTGCCCAAAGAGTTCGTTGACCAGTCTACAGGGTTGCCGATGTTTGGAAAATTAAACGTACCTTCTTTCTCTGTCGGTGGTATGGTAGGCTCAAAGTCTTCTCACGATTTAAACAACTTAGAAAAAACAAGTAGCCCTAGTCACTTAACTGTTAATGTCGGTGCGGAAAAACTTATAGATATGTTTATTGACGGAATTAACAACAGGTCGTTCATGGGTAACAACACAGTTATCAATGTTTAGACTTGACTTGTATTAAGCTTTAGTATACCCTATGGCTATATGAGTAAAACAACAGCTATTATTATCTCAGTTGCAGCAATTGTTATTTTAGCGTTAGTTGCTTACGGTGTTCTATCTAAAAAACCATCATCTGATACTTCATATGTTAAAGTTTCAAAGAACTACACCCTTACTGTTGCAGGTGGTGAGCAACTTGCCGTAGCTAGGACTCAACAAGCTATTGCTCAATCAGCCGTTGACAGTACGGGAGAGTTGTCGGTTGGTGATTGTAGCCTAGTCGGAGATGTCGCTAAGAACTCAAACCGACAAGCGAAATGGTTTGCTGATTGTTCTTACGTCAACTACGGTTCGAGTATGAGCAATGATACCGAAGAAACAATGAAATTATCAGATGGCAATTACTGTGCAACCTTTACATTTGTAAAGGGAGGAAAAGAACTTGTTGATTACAAGTTCACAGAGGGTAGTTGTGGCGATTACCGTATCAAGATTCAGTAATAATTTACTAGATAGGATAAACCAATATGAACTCAACTGTGAAGATTGAAATGGATGAGATTCTCGCATTTGCAATGCTTAAGACTATATATTACCTTAAGGCAGAAATGACACCAGATGAAGTTAAGGAGCTAACTAAGTCAATTACCAATGACCCCAAGCTTCTTGAGATTACAACTCGAATGGTAAAAGTAGATAATCTTTGACATCCAATCCCTCTTAGATAATCACCTATAAAATGGTATAATAGTATCAAATAGAACGCGACTTCCACATATTACGTGGGGGTCGCTTTTTTGTTAGGAAAAAATACCCACATGATTAGCGGCGAACTCATAAAAATAGACGGAAACTCAGTACCTAGTATTAGGTCATACGATGTATCTTACGAAAAAGTTTGGAAAGACCAGACGACTAATATGGCCGGCGACGTTCGTTCAACCCTGCTTGGCACTCGCATTGTTCTTTCGGTTGAGTTCGGCGGTGAACTCCTCCAAGCCGATATGGTGAGCCTCCTACCTAAATTATCAGGTGCTTATTTCCCCATAACCTTCTACGACCCACAAACCGACAGCCTAAAAACTGCTCAGTACTACGTTGACGGCTATGCGGTATCACTCCTAAGTAAAGCCAAAGGACAATTTAGCCCTATCTCCGTAGAGTTTAAACCAGTGTCGAGGACTGTTTAGTGTTAACGGTAGCGCCTGATTTTAAATCTGCTATTACCTCGCCAGTAAAGCGAGTATCTGGTTACGTTGTCCTGCAGGACGGTACGGAAGTTAC